TGGTGGACGTTATGCTCAATACAAATACATCACTGTTCACCGAACAGTTTTGTATCTCTGATTTATTGAGTAGAGGTCTTGTCAAGTTTGACGAAGAACCTCACATTTACCTTGGAGCCTCCGAGGAAAATGTTGGAATTCCAGTTTGGCTGAATCGTCGGTCTCGACGACTCAAACCAATCCAGAATTTCCCCTCAAGTTACGTCGTACTTGGGGAACCGGGCGATAAAGCCCGTCCGCTATCAATCGGGTTAGCATCTGCAAATTTTTTGATGCAGTGTACTCGACAAATGGTGGAACCCGTCTTTCATCACGATCCTCGTGTTAAGATTGGGTTTGAAGAACCACATATTTTGTGGAACTTCATTAAACGTTTAAAGACACCCATGGAGACGTCTTCTACGAAGTACCTCTTCATCAATTCAGATTTCAAGGCTGCCACCGATTATATTCCGTTGGACTTAATCGAGGCAATGTGGGAAGGTTTCCTTGATGGTCAAGGCCTACCACATAGTCACCCACTCTGGGTGACTTGGGAATTGAATTTCTCGACGAGGGAATTCTTCCCGGGAAAGGGTTGTCCGCGTGACGTAGTCGACGTGGTTCCACTTCCCTGGGTTCAGAAGAGGGGGTCGCTGATGAGTGAGCCCTTTTCGTTTCTAAACCTTACATTATGTAATCTCCTTACAATATGTCTTTCAGGCTATATTGTTCGGAATCACCTCTCGATACCGGCGGTTATACGAAGAGATGTTATTAAGCCATATTACCACGCTCAAATTGTTGGTGATGATGCCTTAATCGTTGCGGACAAGTCGTTCGACGCTGTCCATCGACGTCTGGTTGAGATGGTCAGTTGGGCCTTCTCTCCCGGAAAGGATCTACGATCCCGACATATGCTACTCCTCTGCGAGGATCTTGCATATTTTTCAATCACCAAAACCGTTCAGGACGATCCTCTTTCGGAGAATGTTCGGAAACTAGAATTTGTTGATTGCGTCAAAATCAGGTTGTTAACCCGGATGACGCGAATGCACCAGGATAACCGGAATGCGGTCCTCTCGAAGGGAGGCCAGGTGCAAGGTTACACTTCGTGGAACCCTAACCCGATGGTATCGGGTTTTTGCCGTGCGGCATACCAAGACACTTTCTCAAAGACGATCTTGGGTAAACGGTTCCTTCCTGTCAAGAAGTACCCGTGGGAACTACCGACCAACTTGACTG